CCAATGTGTAAACACAAGTCAAGCATTACGAAAGCGGAGGGCTGGAGTGGGGGAGAAACAACACACCCAACCCTCCTAGCCCCTAGGAGAGACCAAGCCCCTAGGGAGTCTTTACAGGCTTAGGTAGAGCGCGCCATGCAGCCTCAAAAGCCTCAGGTGATTCCCAATCGTTGGACACCTCCACATGGAGCCATGCACCGCCGGGTGTGCCTGCGTTGTCTGTCGCTGTAAACACTTTGACACCCTTCACGCCTTCGCCACGGGAACAGCGGTAGCCACGTCCCCACGCAGTTTTGTCTTTCAAATCCTGCTTCGGGTTGAGATACGAGTAGTCGTGAATTTCGCAAATACGCAGCTCTTCGCTGTGTTCGATGAGCCAGTCCCATGCTTCACGGGCGGTGGCACGGCCTGCACGGGTCGCTGGGTAGCCCATGTCAACGGCGAACCCTGTCGCATGCACGGAGAGGTTCTTAGAGCCTCGCATGGGGCGATTGGCGTACATCCCGAGGTTGGTGAAAGCCCAACGGCGTTTGCAGAGGTCGTAGAACTTCTTGGTGACGGGGTCTGTGGCTTCACCGTTCCATGACGGGTAAAACGGGTATTTACGGCTCATGGCACTGGCGGTGTTGTCGGTGGGTCTTTGGGCTTGTCTTTGAGGCCGTTGCCTGCGAGTAAACCGATGAGACCACCGGCAAGGGTCATCAGCATCGGAGACAACACAGCCCACGCCTCAGCATCGTTAGGTGCCTGCTCGAGAGGCTGCGTGACGAACAGCAAGCCGTAGATTAGCGAGACGATGGCAGCGACAAATGAGAATGAGAGCGCTACGCCTACGATGAGGATTAGTCGGGCTTTGATTTCTTCGTTGGTGAGTCTTTTTTCGGGTTTCATTGGCATCGCCTTTCGAATGTGCCGGTGGCTTTTGTGGTTTCGCAGTTTTCGCGGACTCGGTCAGCGCAACTACTCAGCGCTAGGCAAAGGCTGAGTGTCAGCAATAAACGCTTCATACTCTGCAAACTCCTCGTCTGTCATTTCGCGGATCTCATCGTCAATTTGAATTAATGGTTTTGTCATGGTGTCCTAGTTTTTGTATCCGTAAACGCGGATAGTTCCGCCTGTCATCGTGCCTCCGCCGTGGATGACGGTAAAGCCCGTGTAAGAAGTAGCGAGCGTGTGCCTACCTTGTGACCACCCGACACCATTTGCCCAAAATTGAGCGGAGTACCTTGTGGGTTCTGCCATAAATGGCTTTAACAAATCAACCATCATAGTGTTGCCGTTGGTTTGTGCTTGACCCGCCCAAGCGTAGGAAGTGCTTGTTGTGCTAGCACACGAAACGGCAGCGGCTCCAAAATTGGCGTAAAACAAAACTGTTTCGTAGTTTGACCCTGTTGCTCCATTCAATTGCAAACTTAAGTCGGCATTGGCGGCACTTGAACTTCCGCCTGTGTACGTAATTCGGTAGTTGTCGTAATCAGCAGAGAAAGCGCCAGTAACGGACACGCTAGAAACGCCTGTGCCAACTGTCTGTGTCTTGACTAGGTACAGCCCGAGAGCGTTCATATCCGCCGCCGTCAAAACATCCCCACTGACAAAATTTGGATAACTCATACTTTTACCTTACTTTCCTAATAACCAAGACGGTTTGAATTCAACACACCAAATTCGGCGCTGTTAAGAATAAACTGCGGATAAAACGACGGCGACGACAAACTGCACGACACCAACACATCATCCACCTGACCCGTAATTGTGTAACCCTCAACAATCGCCAAATACGTTGACCCACGAAACTTGACACGAACTTGCGAAATCGGATCACAAATAGCCATCGCATTGTTTTTCTTTGTTGTCGTATTTTGTGCAGAAATTTTCAAACTAATACGAGACGGCTGCCCGGACTGTTGGCTGTAAACACCCACAAGGAAAGACGCAAGGTTTGAAGCGTCATTAGTGTTACGGCTATACGACGGCACCGATATTGAATAATTGCCACTACCAGATGTTTGCTGCGCTAACCCCTCAGGGTTAACAATCACCTTGCTGGCATAGTTGTCAGCCAAACCAGCAAAGTCCAAAGCCGTGTAAACAAGAGGGTTAGTGCCTGTGTTGTCATCAGAAGCGTCATACGTTGTGAGCTGTGTTTGCCAGCCACGTCCATACAGGGTGATGAAATTAGGCCCTGATGGGCTTTGAGTTGTGAAACGAGCCTGCTCAGTAATTGCCAGTTGCGAAAGCACGTCAAGCCCGTTTTGGTTTGTAATGGTCTGAGCCGAAACAAGAGACTTAGTAGCAATAGCAACGGTTAAGCCAATGCCGTATTGGTTGGTGACATTAAAAATCGCTGTAGAAACAGGGTCACCGTCAGCCCACGAAGTTGACACGTCGCCACGACCAAGCAACGCAAACGTGTCTTCAATGTCGAGTTCCCATTCGTCGTATGCACTTGTTACGCCGTAAATAATGCGAAGGTCAGCGACACGCCACGCAAACGCATACCCAAGTTCTCCAGTGCCAGCAGGACGAATGACAAGGATTGCGGTTTGCCCTACCGTAATTGTTGGCAACAGATCAGGTCGTCGACCGCTAATAACGCCAGTGCCAGCGCGCAACGGGTCACTTATCTTTGTGCGACCCTTTGTAAACGTAAAACCTTGGACGTTGCTAACGCTGTTGCCGTTTACGGTTAGTTCGTAAGCAGGAACAGCCATTAAGCAACCTTTACTGGCAAAGGCCCATTTTGGCGATACCAGCGTGTCAAAGCGTCAACCACGGCTTGAGGGTCTCCACCCTGCACATTGATGGTGACACCGCCTCCGCCTCCCATGCCGAACTCGCCCATGCGGTCGAGAGGGATGACAGCCTCAGGGCCAGCGCCCTCACCGATGAGTGCGAGGGTTGGAGAAGTGACGATGCCACCCTGCGCCAACATCGGGATATTGGGCACATCAAAGCCCTTACCGCCGAAGCCCGGTACGAAAGACGGGAACTTAAACGACAACTTGCCAATGGAGTTATTCCACAGCGAAGCAATGCCGTTAAAAATGCCCTTGTAGATCGTCAACAAAGTCTTGAAGTAAGAGACCACAAAGTCAAAGCCCACCTTGATGCCACTGAAAACAGCGTCGACAACATTGCGGAAACCCTCAAACTTCTTGTAAGCCAAAACCACAGCTGCACCAACAGCAACAACGCCAATGATGATTGCTGAGAATGGGTTGAGCGCCATAGCAAGGTTTACAGCCATGATGGAAGCAGCGATAACAGCGATGGCAGCACCAACAGCGAGGATGATGCCCGGGTGCTTAGCAGCCCAATCACCGAACTTTGTTAAATACGGCAGCACGGCCTCAATCGCTGGGAGCAGTGCAGCCCCGATGGATTCTTTTGTTTCAGCAAGAGAAACACCAAGGCGCTTAAATTGTCCTTGGGCCGTGTTTGCAGCCTCAGTTGCAGCACCGCCAGTGGTGTCAGCAATCAGGCTCATCACTGTCTCGAAATCTGCACCGTCCTTAATCATGGTGCGGTATTCAGGAGCCAATTTGGCGAGGGCGGTCATGTTGCCCCCGTAAGCCTTTGCTACAGCGTCTGTGACCGTCGCAAGGGGCTTTCCAGTAGCTGCAGCAATGTCCATCGCCTGATTGGCGAACTGCTGCGCCGTAGTAACTGAGCCAGTTGCTTTCGCTAACTTCGCCAGTACGGGACGCAACTCATCGTCGGTAATTCCTAACAATTTGCCTTGGGTGCTAATCCAATCTTCGTTGGATGCAATTTGAGCGTCGGTAGCCCCAGTGGCTTTCCGCAAGTTATTGGCAAGGAGGTCTTGCGCGGCAGCGTCCTCCATAGCGCCTTTTGTAGCGTCAAACAATGCAACGCCTAAAGCACCAACTGCGGCAGTCGCAGGAATTAAAGCCTTCTCCAAACCAAACTTGGCCTTAGCGCCAGCACCCTCAAGTTGTTTAAACTCTTGAATTGCCTTTTTGATTCCCTTGTTATCAAAGGACGAAACAATAGGGATACTGAGCATTAGTTCATCTCTCGGTTTACGCGCTGGACAATACTGATAGCAAACTTCTCCATCACAGCTGCAATCTCATTTACCTTGCTGTAAACAACAGGGCCGATAATGCGAGTGCGACCCGGCTGAAC